ATGTTTTATTAGAAAATACCATTTTTTGCCCTCCTTTTCTAACATTTTTTTACCCTCTTTCACAAGAGTAATTATACCCTAATTATGCCAAAAAAAAAGGGTTTTTATACCCTTTTTCACTCGTGATTTTTTTCGACCGAACCAGTTTCTGCTGTCTGCCTTTTGCATCCTTCTTTGGTGCATATCATAAGTGTTTCGATCATTCATTCAACGCCTTTTTCACACCCTGATATACAGCACCATAAATGCATTTGTAAAGTTCATCATAGTCAACTGCTTTAGGCCCTTCTGTTACACTTTCTGAGCCTTTAGAACCGTCAACCGGCTTTGCCTCTATATCTTCACTGCTGATGCCGTAATATTTCTCTAAGGCTTCAAGAAACCCTTTGTCGATCATTCCATTGCTTAAATAGCCATGTGATCTACCAAGAGCAATGCTCATTTTCGCCTGAGTAAGTCCTTTACTTTTGATAATGTCTTTTAATTTTTCCCTGCTGAATGTGTATATTTTTTTCATGTTTTTTTGCCTTTCTTTTATCTTTTTTGCTCGATAATGATTTTTCCTTTTTCTGCCTTCACTGTGATTTCTTTTTCAGGATCAAGCCCAGATTCCATTACAATCTTTTTTGATATTGTCGCATTATACGTGTTGATTTTTACATCGCCACCCATAGTTTTGTACTTCATTTTCGCAAGTTTTGCCATTTTTTTACCTCTCATTTATCTTTAAACGCTCATGAAGTCGTTTGAGAATGCCAACACTTTATTAGTAAAAGTATTAGGAGAAACGATTTTCAGTAAATGAATTGGAGAATTATAAGTCATATTATAAGTATTGCGTTTTGTGCTGACACCCTCGAACGACTTCACGAGCCATTTTTTTATATTTATTTAGTTATCTTTCCAAAAGCATCCAATCGCTATCAGAACTATTGATACTGCCATGAGTAAGATTCCAATAAAATCCATATAATTAAGCACTCTCTTTTCTTTTGTTCTCGTCCATCACATTAATTGATATGACTTTTTCTAGATTAATATGAGCCTCGTCCACGTGCTCCCAATTTCCATTCGAATCATAGAATGTGATTATTTTGTAACCTGCAAAGTCAAAATGTGCATATCTTTCTCTATATGTTTCATCTCTTAGTAAGCTGTAAGCACCAGCACCCACGCCACCAATCACATATTTAGAACCGTCGCACATGTAAAGCGTTATACAATACATGATGATCACTCCTCTTTAAGCCATTCTTTTATTGACTTACTATTTTTAAATTTACAATTTTTACATTCTTTAGGCTCATTATTAATAATTCCATGACAGCAGTATCTTTTATAAACTTCTTGAAACAAATAATCGCAGTTATGACCAAATGCATTTAAAAGCTTGTCAAGTTTTTCTTCTGCAACTTTAATAGGTTTCATTGCTATCTGCCTCCTGTAACAAGAAAATACTGCACGAAAAGAATATTCATAAATAATGAACTGCAACAGAATACTTTCACCTCTGTTGAGTTCCAGTTATTTCCAGTGAGAACCATGGAAATTAGAATAATTAATATACATATGTCTGATAAAAGGCATAATGCCCTGTTTTTATTCAATTTTTTCATTTGTGATCACTCCTTATTAAGAATCCCTATATTGAAAATGAGATTAAAGAAACAAAATCTAAAAGGTATTTAATAGAATTTTCTTATGAGCCCTGTTTTGATTAGACCAGGTAACTAATGTTTTTTTTAAAAATTGGTGTATCAATATAGGGATATACTTATATCTTTTCTGCTTCTTCAAAACTTTCAGTTTCTTCTAGTTCATTTTCTAAATCTTTTATTAAATCTTTAAAATAAAATAGCATTACATACAATAGTATCATTTTTTTGTCGTTTTCTTTCTCTTCTGTGCTTTTAACCCATTGCATTGCACTTTCTTTTGTATAGAATGGGCAACAATAACAGTAATTATCGGGACACTCAAGTTTACATGGCGCATCTATTTCTTTTTGAAGTTTTTCTGGTAGTGATTTAAGCAAGAATCTACATGCATACTCTCCTCCAACATGACAGTTGCCAATGAATTCACATATTGCTTCTATTTTTTTATCATCCACAAGTTCCATATTTTCAACCTCTTTTCGTCTATTTTTCGACTAACTGAACATCTGCAGTATTTTCTTGTGACTTGACAGTGTATCCAATGACATAATATTTCTTTTTTAATTCTGCCAGTTCGTTCAAAAACTGTTGATAAGTGAAGTAGTCTACTTTTTTCGTTAAATAGTTATTCATTTCTGATCTCATGCTTTCACCGCCTTTATCCATAAAACACTGTTATCACTGCTAATATTTGTAACAACCATATCACCGATTCTATATAGTCTGTATTCTGTTAAAGAAACGATATCGTGTACAGTACCTACAAAAGATTTGTCAGAAAATCTGATAATAATTAATTGGTCTGTTCTACATCTGCTTACTATTTCATTCACCCTCATCATCACTCACCCCTTATCTGATAAATAAGTAAATCATCAACATCAGTGTAGCAGAATAGGCTACTGCGAGAATAAAGAAATCTCTGTTAGCTTCTTTATTGCTTTTAACAAGCTTATTGTTTAATTTCTGAAGTTCTTCCATCTTTTTTGAGTCTTCATCATAGATGCACAATATAGTTTTGTTTGCTTTTTCATAACTTTTGCATCTATCTTTTAAATCTTCATAATAGGCCTTTAAATCTTCAAATTCTTCTTTTAAATATGAATACTCCTCTTCTAGTTTCTTGTATTCAGCTTCCTTTTCTTCTACAATTTCCTGTACTTTTTCAGCGCTAAAAACTGCCATCGCATCTAGCCTCCTCCTCTAATTTCTTTACATAGTCCTGAGTTCTTTGCATGGATCTTTCTATTTTTCTTTCTATGATTCTAGTAATTTCACGTACCTCTAGGTAGTCCATCACAAATAACTCACATATGCATATCAATACATCCGCAGTCTCTTCATCTAAATGTGAAGCGTTGATAGGATCAAATCCATTACGTTTAACTTTAGATATTGCCTGTATCAATTCTGCATTTTCTTCCATTGCGATAGTGAGCATGTGCTGATCGCCCCATGTTTCGCATACTTCTTTAAGTTTAGGGCAATTCGATACAAGCGTATCGAATACCTTATTTAATTCCTGTGAATCCATCTATTTTTATCCTCCCATGTCTGGACAGATGCATTCCCAGACGTAATCCTGAAACCCGAAATAGGAGTCCTTCGTAATCTTCCCATTAATGATTTCAATTTCCAGATTAAACTCCATCCCTTTCTCAAAAGCGTAGATTCGCATATCAACATGATACTTCTGGCATACTTTCAGTAATTCTTCAGAACTGATAGCCCATGCGAATTCCGCATCGAGGGCAATGGTCTGAATAAAATCATCATCTTCTTTTTCAAAGCATACATCTAGATCATAAACGAATCCTCTTCTTGTGCCTTCAATCCAACATTTTTCATTACAGCCCACATATCCAAACTCGTCTAGTTCGAGTTTAGCATGTTCCTTTTTTAAAGGATCACAAGGCTTCAATCCATTTAAAACAAAATTCTGTAAATCCTTCTGTTTTCCACGTACTCTTAAAGTTCCAACGCACCAATTTGGCATATTATTGTTCCTCCTTAATATTTTCAACAGCGCAATTTTTTAAAACCTCTTGAATTGATGTAGGTTCTTCATCTTCCCATTTAACGAATTGAAATAAATTACTTAATAAATCTAAATCATAATAAGGTTTGTTTGTTTTCCAATAACTTTCGTCTTTGACAGGTTTATCGTAATATACATTTAACTGCCCGTCAGAGTCTCTTGATATACACTTGTAATTTTTTTCAATCATCCATTTCAGCAATTCATACTCTAATCTAGTCAACTTAACTGGCTCTTTGTATTCAGCTAAGAGCCAGTTCATTCTGTTTTTTGTACATCTTATCTTTCCATCTTCCAGTTTTGAGAACATACAATCAGTACAAGGAAAACTGCCACATTTAGAAACTCCATTTGGATTATTTTTATTTACGGAAATATAAAAATCATCATTTACAATATTAAGTATTTCTTCTTTAAATCTTTCTGCATTAATCATTTTCTTCGTCCTCCACTAATCTAGAAAGCAGAATTTAAGTTCCATAGCATGATTGAGAAAATATGTTCTTCCTACTACGTAACTAGACATTTCATTCGCTTCTGTGATCAATACAGTGAATCCTAAATCATCAACATTTTTAATGATTCCTTTTTTCATGTATGTATCATTTGGAAAAAGTATGATTTTTCTTCCTTTGTAATTCTCTTTGTTATATTCCATGTTTTTTCTCCTTTTGTTATAAACTAACAACAATGTTTTTCTTCCCATTCTGCAATTTCATCCGCATCATCAATGATTTCGCCATCTTCACAAACTAGCATTGTTTCTCTTGACCCATAATCGACAATCTGATAATTGTTAGGCAATTCATCTGCCCATAAGTCAACGCCAAATAATTCAACGTTAAAATCATCCTCACATAACACGTTCGCAACTTCTTCCGCGATTCCTGAATTTGTAAAACTGTGATAGCCAATATGTACTTGTTTCATGTTTTTTTCTCCTTTTTTCTTAAAGTCAGTGTTTTGTGTGTTATCGCTTCACTCTGTTATTTACTTTGTTAATGCTCCAGTATGATGAATATAACCTGTATTCATATCAACGCTGTAATACTTAATGCTATCTTTTTCTAACTGAGTTCCGTTAACTTTGACGAATGTAATACCTCTTTTAGAAGTCCATTCTTTTTCAATTAGATCTAAGTGATTTGCTAGTGGCTCTAGCTTGCCTTCAAACTTGGTATTAAGGATTTTTCCTAATTCCTTTAAACCATTCTTTTGCGCTCTTGTAAGATTATTAGTGTTTAACATGTTTCCGTTTTCTCCTTATAAATATCTCTTTGCGTATGTCTTTGAAACAAGTGATCTAGTTCTAAAATCATATTCTTCAGTGTTTAGCCACTGTTCTGCTTCTTCCATACTATCAAATTTTTTAGCGTAGCCTTTCCATTCTCCGAACTCAAATTTTTCTGATACTCCATAAATAAAACCGTTTTTCTTAAAATAATTAATTGCTTTCATGTTTTTTTTATCTCCTTTTCTTTACAGGTATATATTACCATATTATTACATTATAATCAATACTTTTTGTTAATTTTTGTTTCTATTTGAAACATTAAATTCAGCGCTTTTTTATGAAAAACAGGACTTTTTAGTCCTGTAGTTCTTCAATATATTTTGAGATCAATGCCATGTATGCTTCTCTGTCTGGCTTTTCTTCATAGTTTACAGTGATCTGCATCGCATTCAGCTTTTCCGCAATCTTGCAGGCCTTGTTGATTTTCTCTGCAAATTTCTTTGCATCTTCGATGTTCTGTGTTCCACAAGCTGACCAGTTCACACCGAATGTTTTTAATTCTGCACCCCAGCTTGGATTTTCACAAATCGAAACTGTTCTACCTTCCATAATTTTGTCTACCGCACTCATAAGTGCTGTATATTCCATGTAGTTCATGTTTGTCATTTTCTTTGTTCCTCTCTTTCTTTCTACAGTTATATTATAATACTATAATATAGAAAAGTCAAACGTTTTCATGACATTTTTTGGCAATTTTTTCAATAAAAAAAGACTAGGTTTTCCTAGTCTGTTGTTCTCAAGAAATACTGTAAGTCCTCACCATCGAAATGGTCAAGAACCCATTCATCAGCCTTTCGCCAAAGTTCATCATACATCTCAGCAAGCATGAAGTTCCTGCTGTGATCATGTTCAAAGATTTTCCAGTTCAGAACCATAACAAGCTCTGTCATGTATTCAATGTTGTTCTGCCATGCATTGAACGCTCTGCAATAAGTATCACGGACTGCAGGAGTACCGAAATGGTCTGCAATGCTGAAATCCTCATAGAATGTTGTGCGTGGCTTATATCCTGTCATTTCTTCAATGTTCCATGTCTTAATTCTCATCGTTGTCACCATCCTCATCATAGTTGTCAATGATTTCCTGTGCGCCATCGCTCAAATCAAGATGGCATTCATTGTCGATAATGTCCTCCACGAAATTCTCATCAAGGAAGTCGCTGTAGTCACATTGATCAGTGCTAACAAGATTTCCATATCCGTTAAAGTAGAAATAATCACGGTTCGGATTGAACTCTCCATAGACTCTCTCGCCATTTTCCTCGTGCCAGGTATCATCGTCATGTCCGAAATACGCACGTCTCAGAATCTCGGTAACCTCTTTGCCTTGGTAAATCTCATCGAGCATATCCATCTGCTCGACACGGCTGTCTCCAAGGATTCCGTTCCAACTGTCTAGTTCCTCGATGTCACGATTGAAGTCGTCCTCGTGTTCCTGATAATAGTTCAATAATGTTTCTGCTAATGTTTTCATGTTCTTTCTTCCTTTCTCTTTACGCTTATTATAATATCATAATATGTAAGCGATTGCAATACATTTTTCCGCATTTTGTTTCTTTTTGAAACATTTAACCGTTTAATATATCCATAAGTCTTGAGTCCTGCATCTTGTTTTTTCTTCTATCCTCACCACTAACAAGTACAGGAAGACACATTTCAATAATACGGCTGTAGATTCTGGCTTTGCTTGTATCTTCTGTATGGTACAAATCTGTATATTTAAGATTCGTTGTAATGATCATCGGCTTTCCGCTTCTGTATCTTGCATCAATGATGTTATACACAAGCTCGTTTACGTACTCAGTGTTTCGCTCAATCCCGAGATCATCAATCACAATAAGATCAAACTCGTTCAGGCTGTCCAGATACTTTTGCTTGCCTTCATACATGCCCTGAATCGTATTGATGATTCGCGCAAAGTTTGTTACCAGACACGGAACACCGTTGTCAATCAATTCATTTGCAATACATGATGCAAGAAACGTCTTTCCTGTTCCAACACCGCCGAACAAGATAAGTCCTTTTCCTGCTTTCTTGAAGTCCTCAAAGCTTCTGGCATAATTCCTGCACATGTCGCTAGCCTTCTTTGATTTCTTATCGTCGTGATCAAATCGACATTTCTGAAGTCCTCTGTCAGGAAAGCCTGTGTTTCTGTAATCTTCTATTCGTGCCAGTCTGTCCTGTTTCTTTTTTTCAGCAACCAAGCATGAACACATTGCAGGAAAATAGTTACCGACCGTCGGAAGCCATTTTCTTCGTGGCTCATTGCATTTCTTGCAAAATATCATGTTTCCTTCGATATACTCAGATGTATCATCACAAGTGGCAAGCATACGCTTTATTGCTTCCGCCGTCGGTTCTTCATTCTTAAATATACCGTATACGTTTTTCATGTTTACGTCCTTCTTTCTTAAAGCTAGTGTTTTGAGTGTTATCGCTTCACTTATTTGCTATTCAATTCCTACTTTACTTAGTACTTCTAATGCATTGCCTACCTTGTGACATTTACGAACAGTTGCCATGCTTCTAAAAACATTATGATATTCGTTATAGTACTTTTCTAATGTTTCTAGTGTTCTTCTCTTTAAAGTCTTGAAACATCTTACAGCATTTAATACTGTCTGCACATCTTCGTTACTTTCTAACTTGATACATTTAAGAGTATCAACGTTTACGCTTTTATCTTTTCTTACTTCACATAAAGGTAGGTATTCACTAGTTGTATTAATATCCCATACAATGTAATCCTTAGGGAATGTATCAACAACTTCAAACTTTAAGCCGTCAATGTCTGCAATGCTTACCTTTTCAGTTGTTTCTTCTTCAATATCGAACCACCATAAGCGTAAATCTTCTGCATATGGGTATTCTGTTTCTAATGTTTTTGAACGATTGTCAAACTTAACAGTATAGCCATCAATCTCAAACATCCCACCGTTATTAAATTCTCTATAATTCTTAATCATTGTTTCGTTAAATTCTTTCATTTTCTTTTACCTTTTACCTTTCTTCTTTTCGTTATTATAATATCATAATATGAAAGCGATTGCAATACTTTTTGGCGTATTTTGTTTCTATTTGAAACTTATTTGCCGTAGAACATTTTCATGAGATCCTCTTCGGATTCGTATCCATTCTGGTCGTATTTCTTTTCTGGCTGTTTCTCCTGCTTTGTATATTCATCCTTTAATGGGAAGATTCCTTGCCAGTTATGCGTTATTGACTGATTAATGATAGCGATCTTTGTCGTGTCGTTATTTCCCAATTCATCAAGTTTCTTCAGCATGAGTTTGAGAGCATACTCTGTCATAGGTTTCTTAATGAATGATCTCATCTGAACAAATGCTTTCAGTGCATTCTGAAGTTCTTCATTTTCTGTGTATTCAGTAATCTGTTCATCATACGACTTGGTTTGCTTCTTTGGCTTTCTTTCTTTCTTATTATCTTTAAGCACTTCTATTTCTTTTTCTAAGCATTTAATTTTTTCTTTTAAAGCATTTGTTTCTTCATTGCCACTTGTACAATTTTCTACTTGTTGATTTTGGGTATTGTTGATATTTTGCACTTTTATCTTGATTTCATCAGCTTTTCTTTCATTCACAAGGTACGAAACCTTTATGAACCAGCCTTCGATTTTTCCATCTTTTCTACGCTGAACAATATCAATCAGACCGTGTTCCTTCAACGCCTGCTTTGTTTTCTGAATCTTTGAAATGCCCCATTTAAGTGACTTCTTCACATACTGATCATTTGCCTTTACAGTGTTCGTTTTCTGCCACTTTGCTGTTTTGTAATAAAACACATACAGTGCAATGCAATCAGCACAATTTTCAAGCTGAAATAACCTATCAACAGTTATTTTGTTAAGGATCAACAGATTATCTGCAATGTCATTTAATTTAATATCATTCATGGTTAGTAACCCTCCTATTTCAAAAAACAAAAAACCGCATCACATTAAGTCCGCCAACCTAATGCAATACGGTTCATGTACCTATTCAGTTTCATTCACTGCTATTCAGCAATGGCGGTTACTGAATAGGTGGTGTAGATTTCTACTACTTTTTAATTTTATCATCGCATCGTGATTAAGTCAACACATTTTGCCGACTTTCGTTTCTTTTTGAAACTTCTTGATGTCTTTACTTGTAACGATGCTGATTGTGTAATCTGGATTTTTGTATTCAAACAGTTTTTGCTTTAAACGGAAAACGTCCGTAATTACCGCTGTAGAGCCTTTTACGTCCTCGATGATATAACTATCATCTTCACACAAGATGTATCTGAAATCGGCTTTATACACGGTTCTACGCCATGTCTTGCCATTCTTCTTGAATGATGGTATAAGCTCAAAAGAAGGCTGTAATTCCAACTCTCTTATAACTCCTGCACGTTCCAGAATCTTCAGTTGTGCATACCGTTCAGCTTCAAGTTTCGAATCGAACTTGATGCCATCAACAACCGTCTTTGTATTGTGATATTTTCTATACAATCAAATCACCTCACAGATAAGATTTTCCGAAAATGTCGATAAATTCATCTGTTGTCCATGAATACTCGTCCATGGCTCTTTCCTGCCCCAATTTTTTTAGATACATATCAAATTCATGCCCTTTTCGGTTATGCACGCCATACTCAGACATGTTGTGATCTTCAGGTCTGATGAATACGACAAGACCATACTTGATTGATTTTTTCCTGTTGGCAGTGCCGAAAAAAACCTCATGCCTTACAGTTCCATATAACCGTTCTGAATAATATCGATAACAGTGGTCCTTCGTAAAGAACATGCCATCATGCATTATACTATACTCAGTCATTTTTCCCTCATTTCTATGTACTTCAGTTTTGCAACCTCATCAGGTGTCAGTGTTGGTATTCCGACTCCTTCACACTCGCTGATTAACCCATCCAGAAGCACTGAAAATTCTTTGCTGTCCATCTGTGATGAGCCTTTATAAATCTTGTAATGCGTGAACTCCTTACCGTTTACCGTACCTTTGCCTATCTCCTCATAATACTTGAAATATCCATGTAGGATCACGTCTGAACGAATGCTCACAACTTCATACTGTCCATATCGTTTCAGCATAAGAAAGTGGCATTCTTGGTTATCCATTCTCATAATGCTCGCCAGCTGGTTGAGTAAAGACCAGTAGTACGCATTGGCTGTCAATGATCTTTTCGATTTCTTCTCTTTGATCTCATACAGCTTTTCTGCATCCTGCTGGTCGAACAACCACTGGATGATAGCTTTTGCATTTCCTATCATGCCATTACCACCTAGAATGGCAAATCAGACGAATCTATGTCATATCCGTATCCTGGATTCCCCAAGCCATTATAAGGATCACTCTTATTTTGATTGCTAGGGCTATCAGATGGCATTTCACGGTTCTTAGTTTCTAAAAACTCAACATGATTAACTAATACTTCTGTAACATACACTGTTCTCCCATGACTATCTTCATAATTCCTTGTTCTGATAGAGCCATTAACTGCAATTCTGTCTCCTTTATGAACGTACTGCTCTAAAAGTTCAGCCGTCTTTTTCCATGCCACGCACTGAATGAAATCTGCTTCCTGCCCGTCATTTGTCTTGAAATCCCTGTTGACGGCAATAGTGAAACTTGCAACAGCCGTGCCATTTCCTGTCCTTCTTAGGTCAATGTCCCTTGTAGTACGTCCAATTAATACAACTGTATTCACTTTTCGTGTTCCTCCAAAAATTTTTCGATTAATTCCCATGCCATGCCCTCGTTTACAGGGCTGTCAATAACTTTCCTGATGCCATCTCTGAGATGTATGATCTTCAGAAATTTTGCATCAACTCCGTAGCTTTGCATCAATCCAATTCTGTATAAATTCAGCTGATATGCGATTTTTTCTTTGTTTAAAGAACTGACGGTTTTAATATCCGCAACGCCAGTTTTACCATCCATCAACATTGTCATGTCTAACCGTCCACACGCAATCGGCATATCATCCTTGAAAATCACAATCGGCAACTCGCTGTCTAGAACCTCGAACCCATATTGTTTCTGCAGAAACTTAAAATTTCGCACTGCTTCGCTTCCATCATCATAACCAGAAACATTAAAGTTTTCGATTGCCTTATGTACTGCCGTGCCTCGTTTAGATGCATTATCCAACACGGCAGGTGGTACACTTGCATAATCGTTTCTATACTTCACGCCAAGAATCTGTGTGACACTTGGCAACATAAGCCCATCATACAGATATGTATGAGTATCATCGAAATATTCAAGCGTACCGCCTTTAATGCTGAATGTTTCCATCATTTCACCGTGATGCGGATGGATGGTTTTACTTTTGATATTTTGGCGTACAAGTCGTATACATCAGGATTTTCTTCTTTAAAAGTCTTGGTGTTAAACTTTTCTGTGTCATGCTCTGGAATGAATGCGATTTTCAGAAACTCATTGTCAATCTTTAATACGCCGTACTTCTGCATAGCATCAAGAATATCTTTCTTCATGCTGTCCTGCTGTTTCTTAATCTCTTTCGCCTGCTTCTCAAGGCTTACAATCTTCTCGCATACTTCTTCAGAAAAAGTAACGTCTGATCCTGTTCTTTCAATAATATTAACCATTGTTTTCATCATCCTCATAGTCAAATTTGATAAAATTATACTTTCCGATAACTCTTTTAATTGTCTTTTTGTTTGCTCCTGTAAGCATCAACAATGTTTTTTCAACATCTGAACCAATGCCAACATCACAAGTTTCAAGCACAGTTGCTCTTTTCTCTCCGAACTGCGTATCAACTAACACTTCGTCACCACTATTGATGTTTGAAAAAAACGGTGCATAGAACAGATATGTCTTGCCATTATCAGTGTGTTTACACGCTACATACTTAACGTAATTATTCATGATTTTCCGCCTTTCTCTGCTTCATGTTCTTTCCGATCAACTCACTTGCCTTCGACATCGGCATATCTTCCAGCTTTTCGATATTGTTCATCTTTAACAGCTTTATAAGATTCTCGCCTGTATAAATCTTGCTCAATAATACGATTTGTCTTGGCGATGCCTTGCGTTCCGTGCTGTTCGTTGCTTCATCATCATTGCCATCCGTATCTTCCTCTGTTGCCATGCCAAGGAATGCACCTAATGAGTAACGCTTGCGGTATGTGATCTCTGCACCTTCATCCTGTATCTTCGCACCTTCCTTTACTGTAAACGGATAAGTACTTGTTTCAAATACGTGACCGCTCTTGTGTACAAGAATGCACTTAACGCCACACACCCCGTTTTCATCAATGCCGATAGGCTGAAGTAATGCAAAGTTCTTATTTTCTTTGATTTTGTTTAAAATATTGTCTAGTGGCACATAATCAAATGCCTTTCGCATCCATTCCCCTGTGTTCCTGTTCTTCACTGAATAGTTGACCTGTGCGGACTTTTCAAGTCCTTTCAATTGGTTGACTAATTCAATCAAATCTGTTGCGATTTCTGGTGTAATGTTTTCAAATCCTTTCATTTTTCTTGTTTTCCTTTCTTTTTGAAACATCAATTTCGTACTGTTTAATAATTTTTCTTAATTCTTCTGCTTGCCCTCTTTTTACGATTTCTGCTACGATATCTAACATTTTTTTCAGCTCCCAATAATCAAATTCGCATATTCATATCCAAACACTTTGCAAAAAACTTTGACAAGCTCTGTAGAAGGATTATGCGTTCCTTGCTCAATACAAGCATAATGGCTCGTTGATATTCCAAGCATTTCTGCAACGTCCTTCTGAGTAAAACCCTTTGAAATTCTGAATGCTTTCAATTCTGCTCTTTTCATTTCGTGCCCCCTTTCATGCATTACATTATAAACCCTTGTAATCAAATTGCAACTACTTTTCATCAAATGATGATTATTTTTTATTGTTTCAAATAGCAACCATATGTTATCATCGAAATATAAACTTTTTAGGTGGTGTAAAGAATAATGATCAACAATAAATCAATCGGAAGGAAACTCAAAGAACTACGCATCTCCCGTGACCTTAAACAGTCTGAGCTTGCTGAACTTGTCGGGCTTTCTCGCCCTGCCATATCAAATATTGAGTCTGGAAAGCGGTCTTTAACCCTTTCAACTCTGAAACGTTTTTGCGAGGTTTACGGTATAGACATTTCATATTTTGGCATTGATACGTCAAGCTATGATGAAGCAACAGACCTCACACTGCGCATCGAGTCTCTGTTTCACGATCTTCCTGAACCTGAGAAGGATGAACTGTATCTGAAGATAATGAAACTGTACCTCGACAGCAAGAATGTTTCTGATTGAAACCATCTGTCGAAAAAAAAGAGTTGTCTAACTCATACTCAATTTTGAGATCTTCCTGTTCAGCATAAAGATTAAACAGCAAAGAATAGAAACTTTCAGCGTCCATATGCTCACCGCCTTTCAATGGCTAGTATGGACTGCTTTTTTTATTTTCAATCAATCGGAGGTATTTTTTATGAGAAAAAAACTGCGAGTGGCAGGATATGCTCGTGTTTCAACAGATGAACAAAAAAAATATGGCTACTCAATACAGGCACAGACTGAAGAAATAACGCAATGGTGCAACGACAACGATCATGCCCTGCAACATATCTACATTGACGAAGGCTACTCAGCAAGCACCATGAAGCGCCCACAACTGCAAGCCATGCTGTCAAATCTGAAAAATCTTGACGCAATCGCTTTTACACGCCTTGACCGTCTTTCACGTAACGTTCTTGAAGCTAATAAGATGCTTGAACTTCTTCAACAAAACAATGTCGCCATGATTTCCATATGTGAGGACGATATAAACACGTCCACTGCGAACGGATTGTTCATGTTCAACCTAAAAGTCAACCTTGCAGAACATGAATTAAAAAAAGGCTCTGAACGCATCAAAGCCGTATTTGAATACAAAGTCGCACAAGGTCAACCTATAACTGGGAACGTTCCTTTTGGTTACAGGATTGCCACAGAAAACGGCAATAAACGCATTGCAATTGATGAATCCAAAGCACCAATCGTAAAAGACATTTTCGAATCATTTCTCCTGCATCAATCAGTCCATTACACTGTCGAATACGTCAACCAGAAATACGGACTGTCTCGACCTTACATGTCCTACATGCACATATTAAAGAATGAATTTTATGCAGGATCATATCGTGGAAACTCCAACTACGCCGAGCCATACATCACGAAAGACACATACAATGCCGTTCAGACCGCATTACAAGCCAATATACGCACAGGAATACAACGCCATGTATATTTATTCACTGGACTGTTAAGATGCCCAGAATGCCGTTCTAAGCTTGTTGGAGTGAGCCATCCAAAAGGTGGCAAACGATATTATTACTATAGATGCAACAATGCCCACTCAGTGCATACCTGCACCCACAAAAAGCACTATGCGGAACTGGCAACAGAAAAATATCTGCTGTCTAATCTTGATGACCTGCTTAAAGATCATATAGCAACAATATCAAGCATCACATCTGAAACAAAAGACACAACCGAAAAGGAATTAAAAGAACTAAGAAAAGAACTTGATAATCTGAATTATATCTTCATCAAAAAGCGTATGCCTGTAAGTACCTATGAGCGCCTATATGCAGAAACGGAAGACAAAATAAAAAGGCTTGAATCTTTCAAGCCTCAAAGCACTGATCATCTTAACCAGTTTTTGAACAGCGGTTGGCGCTCAATATATGATAACCTCACACGTGAGAACAAGCGCACCCTGTGGCGAAATGTTCTTGATTCTGTCCATGTTTCACCTGATGGAATAGAAGTTTTCTTCAAGTAAAAAGCAGACATTTCTGCCTGCCCTTTACTAGGAGAATTTATGACCAATGTAAGCCACATCTATAATATACATCAATCAATCACCGAATGCAATCGGTGATTTTTTCTTTACTAAGATATGCTAACCTGTAGGCTATGACAAGTTAGTATAGAATTTTTCAAATAAAAAAACAGCCCGCCGAAAGCTTCGACAGGCTGAGAAAGGAATGCAGTGAACATGAAACACTGCACTCATAGTATATCATGATTTTGTTTAATATCCAACCACTCTCGTTATAAAAATCGCATTTTCTGCTGAATATACTGAACCGTTGCTTTTCAGAGTGATCTGGTAATTCTGGCTAAACGTGATCATTGAACCCGAAACATTCACAAGAGCAAACTTTGCATAGTCATAATCTGCAATATAATGTATCGTGCCTAAATGCACAAGTTTTCCGTTTGGACCGAATACCTTCACACTGCCACAAGCATTATCACCAGACGATCTGTAAAAGATTTCAAGATATGTATAATTTTCCGCACTATCTGATAATGTGACAGTTCCTGCTGTTCCGCTTGCGCTGTTATAAAGCACATTACCACTAAAGCACACGCCATTTACTTCAAAGCTGTTGTCATGCTTTGGAAAACAATTCACACCAAAGCTGTATTTCTTAATGTCAAAATAAGCAATAGGAATCCCCTTTGGAAGAATCAGATTGTATGTTGTTTTTCCTATCAGGTCGGAAACCTCAACTTGAACGTTCCATTCATACTCGTTATCAGCTGTAAAGTTCGTATCGGTGTTATCCTGAATTGTCGTGTAAGTGCTGAATGTGCTGTTTGCAACCTTCTTCGTGCGGTACTTAATCGTTACCTCATTTTTTCCGCCTATTGATGAATAATTCGCATTGACATTCAAGATGGTTTCTGAATAATAATTGCTCTTTCGGTTCAGCTTGATGATTGCGCTTGGCAATATCCAGTCGTACACAAGCACCGTGATCTCACTGATGCCATCGTTTCCCCTTGAATCCGTCAATTTAACGGTCGCTTTTGCATCGGATGATATATTTACCACACCAACGTTTACAACGCCTGTAGTGCCGTTTAAACTGCCTGTATAAGCATTTCCATTTATTACGGCAGTGATTGTTTTCAACGTGGCACTGTTTAATGCCTGTGCATTGTTTACGCTGATTTCCAATGTCGAGTTATTCCTGATAATGTACTGATTGTCACCAGTGATTGCAACCGTTTTAGAATTTGAATCCTCATATTCAACATTAAATGTAGGATTAGAATTCACAACGTGCGCAATGATTGTACAGCTTGACGTACCTATAACCGCACTGCCACTATAAGTCGTGACCACAATTTCGCCTGTCATTTCGTTACTGTTTGGCATTTGTGCATACAAACTCGATGCGATCTTGTCCGTATCCAACGAAATATTATCCGTTACACCAGTGCCGATAGTATAACTGTATGAACCCAACTTCAGCACCACTGTATGTGTAAATACTGATGATTTTCGGTTCATATGCACAACAATAGTATCGCCGATATTAAAGTTTGGAGAATTGTTCGGCCATGTGTTAAGACTCGGCTGTGATGCTCTGCCAATATCGGGAAGGCTCCAACTTCCAGAACCTTTGCAGTTTACGCTCGTAACATAAATTGCACACTCTGCATATGCACTGAATGACTTTGAACCATTGGTATCATGACCGATTGCAAGCTCTCCAGATGCCACAACCGTACCAGTGTATAACTTAATTCTTGTGTTTGACTGATAAACTGTAGTCCCATTTATAACGCACTTGAAAGGGCCCGCCATGTACCAATATCCAGATTTTATTCCTGCACCCTTTAATGTCCATGTGATAACAGACTGATTGTTGACGATGTTTTGGTTTTTCAACATCCAGTCGAACTGTAGGCACGCGCCATCATATGCTGATGTTTTGAATGTTCCTGATGTAGCCATATTATACTCCTACTATCCCGATGCCGTCATTTGTAACAGTATCGCCATCTTTTACTGTAATCGGAATAAACCTTGCCTTGTTGCATAACGTGATCTCTTCCTCAATAACAGATTTTTTCTGATGAAACTCATCACCTGAAACCCAGAATGTTTTAGCCCCTGTGCGATCATATCCTGCGAAACCAACTGAATTATTGACGACCAGATATGAGCCATCAAGGCCATACATGATTAGTCCGTTTTTATCAAGTTTTGCAATCAGATTGTTTGCTTCATCATAGACTTCAACCTGTCCGTTCTGATTAAGGTTAGAACCAAGTTTTAAAGTTCCACCTTTTATCATGTCTGCAACAAGATTAATCACATTTATATGTTGCATATTCAACACATTATCAATTGTCCATGCACTCTCGAATGTTCCATTGATTCCAGTACTTGAAAATGCAATACCACCGCTATTTATCATAATAACGTGGTGAGCTTCTTCTTTTGGTAATGCATCAACAACCAGAATCTTGTCTCCTTCATAAACTACATACGAACTGTCAAGCATACCAAGTATTGATTCCTGTGCCTGCTGAATTGCATCTGAGAATACAACCTGTAAGTTCGCATTGTTTTGTTCCACACTCTGCTGAATTGTTGAGCTTACTGTTCCCATAAGACCAGATACTTTCTGCTTAAAATTTCCAAATTCAAGCTCCGTATACTTGCCTAAAATGCAATCATAGTCATACGAAATAACATGCGTTGTAATATCCACGCCCATTGGTTCGTCAATGACTTCGATTGTATCGCCTATATCAGTCAGCTTTTCAACGTTTGCTTTTAAGGTGTAATTCACTTTTGGCGTGCAATTTTCATCAACATATGCCTGTCCCTGCGTTCTCAAATCCTCAACCAGTGCGTTATTGTATGCCACTTCATCAAGATTGCCGTCAGCATCTTTGTAAAGGTCTTGGTCAATATTTTGGTTGAAAGACACGACTTTTGTAAATGGAATATCATACTGCGTCTTGCTGTAAATATATACCTCATCCAACATCAATCCGTCTTTTCCGACTGGCATAAGTTTTGTCACAACATTATCCCAGTTTGCCGTGCATGTCATTTCCTTCAGATTCTTTTTGTATCGTACAGTCACACCGTTATCACGCCCGATAGTACTCATGATTCCGAACTTGTAATTGTCACGCACAAAGTGCCCGCCCCAACGCTCTAGAACCGTGCTAAAAGCGTCATACAGCGATGTTCTTACACACCTATATGAATCTACCATGGCAATGTCAGATACCACTTGAAACGGACTAGGATTGTCCGTGGCTCTGTTCAGATGATCCATCGCATCATTGCAATTCTTATCGACAACATAACTGTCTGCAATCACATAATTTTCTGCATCATATGAGATATGCGGTGCTTTGATTGTGATCTTGTGTTTTGTTTTTTCTGGATTCTTAATGCGAAATGCCTGTGCGCCTTGTGGCGTATCTGCAACGATGATTCTATTTGCTGTCAGAATGTCAACATATGATATGTCTGCCTCAATATTCAGATAGAATTTTCCGTTGTCCTCTTTATGTACTTTTGCCTTGAATGGTCGGATAACCGCATCACCATTTGATGTAAATGTTCTATCGTTAGGAGAAAATACTCTGATCATTTAGCTCCTCCTTTCTTAGCATGTTATGCCGTTCTCTTCCACATGTATACGGCAAGATATGGTGGCATATTGTTATGTTTTTGCCCTCTTCCTGCATCTCCAGTTGCGTTGCCATCTTCGTTTTTAGTTGCCTTTATGTTAGGTATGATATTAGTATATTCCTCATTAATTACAGGCTTAGCACCCATATTGCTTTTTATCTGAACAGCGTTTTTGTTAACAACCAAAGTATAGTCGTTTGTATCATGATGATGCTCAGGCATTTCGTCAATGGTTAATTGATGATAGTATTGACCACCTGTTTCACCGCCTGCAAAATTTGGGTCTCCACGCCCAAGATCGCCATATGCTCCATTAGTGTTTGCCTCCGTATTTGTTCCTGCACCAATTAAGAAACGTCCTTTCAGCCTTTCCCACGTTCCGCCAAACAGTGTTGATGGTTCAGTGCTGTTTACGCTCATATAAATAGAGCCAATTGGATACGTCCTGTCAAGTAAGTTTTCAATGCTTCCAGTTTTACCATTCTTTACAGAAAATGTTGATTTTGTCCCATCATTATATGTAATCGTGTATGTATCTAATAATCCAATTGTTGATGTCTTTGCAATTGATATAATGCCTTTGCCGTTGCTTACTGTAAATGATTTTTTAGTTCCATCTGTAAGTGTGATTTCATAAGTATCAGTCAGCCCACTTGTGCTAGTTTTTTTGATTCCCTCGATGCTCTGCCCTTTCTGACCTTTAAGCATCAATGTTTTTACGATTGGCTTTATAAAATATCCGCTCATCTTATCACATCGCTTTCTGTTTATTTAATTTGCTAATCGCATTAATTCTTCGTACTGTGATTGTGTAATCCTTTTGCCTAAAAGGTATACATCTAGTAAGTTCTTATTTTCTTCTGTCAAACCTTCGCGTTTAATCTTATTTTTCATCAATCTGTAAATCATGTTTATTCCTCCATTAATTGTTCAATAAGAATCGAATTATATTCACATTTTAAATATGCATCTTCAAGCAATTCCTCTTTGTTGATGGGATCAAAGTCCTCTTTTGATAAGCCTAGCTTTTCAATCATCTTATTTTGTAAGTCTGTCATTATGATGTCACCTCTTTCAGTGATACAACGTACTGAATATTGCTTGGAACTGCAAGTTGGTAGCCGTCTCCGTTTGTGTTCTTGAAAGTTAGAGAACCACCGCTCTCGACCTCGAACGGTTCTTGGAACGTGTCTCCGATAATATCCGAGATGTCTGTTACAATTGGCGTTGCGAGTTCATAATATAAGTATTCGCCTTTTAAAGAATTTTTAAATGCTTCTGCGTCCGTAAATGATGAATCAGTGATGTTAATGTTGTTACTAGTTTGCGTTATTGCTTTATCTGCACCATTTGACCATAAGTTATTCCATGGTGTATCAGTATATCTACTACATAGCAAGTTATTAGTATGTAGGTATGCATTTTCATCTTTTTTTATGTCACTTGGTAGTAGTGTTCTAAAAACGTGGTACTCATTATCATTCCCATAAGTTCCATAAGAAAAATTTAATGTCCCTAAATCAACCCTACCAACACGCTTGACAAACTTCTTGTTCTCATAATCGACATAATTGTATACATTGTTAACACCCCAGCCATAGCCCTCTAAGTTCTGAATTGCCTGTGGGATTGGATATGTGCTTTCGTGATATGGTGAGTAGGCTGTAGCAGTGCTTGCTCTTTCAACCTGTATATTAGACATTACATTTTCGTTGTCGGAACTAGCATTGTTATAAAATACAACATCACAATTTAAATCTGCATTTGTTAATTTAACAGGCTTGTTTAGTTTAACTTGTCCGACACCACCGAGTAAATGTATATAATCTACGCTTTCAGTGTTTGACCTATTAATAGAAAATATATAAGTGCCTGGCGTGATATTAGGGCATAGTTTGCGTAAACTTCTTTGTAGGTTTGCATAATATGTTTTAGACGGAATAGTGATTGTCTTCTTATCATGGTCTACGGCAACCTTATCGCCATCTGTACCCATTATGCTTCCTTGTGGTACTTTTGAAAAGTCAAAATAGTTTTTGCCCTGTTCTGCCACGTTGTTAACGCTCATACTCATAAGCGTTCCTTCATTGTAAGGGTAATAATCATTTGGAAACATTGCTTCAAATTCTGCCGTTGTTGTTGGCTCGTTGCCACTGCCAAACATCTGAGTTAAATTAACCATTATAATTTTAATTTTAACGTCATTGAATTTTGCACCACTGCCAAAGTTTGCTATTCCTGTGTTGCTTGCTTTTTCCAGTTCTTTTGTAGTCTGACTATATATTATAGATTCACTTCCGCTTGATATTTCTGACATTCTTGTGAGCCTGTTCAGCCAACCATAATAGAAATTTAAATGGTTGTCATTTTTAATAATAGTCATTTTAATATAAAATTTACCAATAACATTTAACTTTTCATTTAATTGTGAAAAGTCAACCCAATTTTGCGTAGCAGTACCATTTAATGTTATAACACCGTCTGCGTATGTGACTTTTACGCCATTACTCTCTAGATTTTTTTCAGTAAAGTATTGATTATATACAATCGTTCTTCCGCCTATTAATTTTACTGCGCCTAACTTAGCACCGCTTGGAATCTGTTTCTTGTAGGCTTTTTCTGAATCAGTTTCAAATCTATAAGAGATCCCATTATTTAAATCCCATAATGCCGACAAACTGCGTTTAGTTTTAGCATCTTCTTTTGTATTTGCTACTAAATCTTCCTTTAGTTGATTAATGGCTTCAGTTGAATTTTGTAGATTGTTGGCATATTCCTCGGCTTTAGTTTCAGATGCTTTAGCATTTACTGCACTTGCTTCAGCTTCTTTCGCACTGTTAGATGCATTTGTTTCTGATAATTTTGCATTCATCTCATATTCTTTTGCTTTTGTGGCTGATGCACTTGCTTCTGTAGCCTTAGATGTTGCGGTATCTGCACTTGTACTTGCACTAGTTGCACTCTCTTGTGCATTTGTAGCACTCTGACTTGCATTTGTTGCTGACTGTGCTGATGCGCTTGCACTTGTACTTGCATTACTTGCACTTTCGCTTGCTGAAATTGATGCTTCGCTTGCACTCTGTGCTGATGCACTTGCACTTGTACTAGCACTAGTTGCGATCTTACTTGCACTGGTTGCAGACGCTTCTAATGTGCGAATATTTTCAAACTCTTTGCCGAGAATTGCTGTAGTCTCAAGTGTTTCGCCATTATCAAGAGTAAACAGTAGTGAGTAGTCGTCACGCAGTTCGACAGACCTAATGCCAGTTCCTTGTTCGCCTTTTTCGCCACGGATTGGCGGTGTATTGAATTGCATTCCGTTTTCTATTGTTATAGTCAAAGTATAATCATCATTCATCTGAATATTTGAAATACTGTACCCTGTTTCGCCTTTTTCGCCTTTCAGCATCAATATTTTCGCTCTATAATATCTGCTCATCTTGTCACGTCACTTTCTATCTTTAAAGCTCCATTAAGGATGGTAAATACATCACCATTAAGTTCGATTTGCAAGTCATAATAATACATTCCTGTCTCAAGATTTTTCGTGTCCTCTGGCGCAATACGAACAATGTAATACAGCTTTGTGCCGTCCTGTTTTGAAAAGTTGATTCCCTTTTCTAGTTCCTTATGGATCACTACATCATCATCGTCAAAATTCGTTTTGCAAGTAAAATCCACCTTTTCTAGTTTCTGTGGTGCTTCGTCAAACTCAACTTCGAACGCAAAGCTCAACGTATCGCCCCTAATCAATTCAAAATTTGCCTTCATTATATCCACCTCGAATAATTTTCAAACGCTATATATGTCAATGCTCCATCCCATGACACGGAGTTTGGCCCAACATTAAGAACGAACTTGTCATAATTGCCGACAACGTATCTGTTCATCAATACATCATCATTGTACGCCTCAAGCCTTCCTGTGTCTATCGTGATGGAATTTGTCGTACTCAAATCAATACGGAACAACTGCACGCCATTCAACGACAGATTGATAATCCCTGTTCCTTTGACATGAATAACTGGCTTTGATACATAATTGCCGTTATTTCTAACTGTGATAGCACTTGTCGGATTGCTGAACGCCTTCAGTTTCTCGATATTGCTGTATTTGAATGGTTGTACATGGTACGTGATTTCAGCCGTTCTGAACCTCATAAGTCGTTCATAATCAATCGCATCAAGAATGTCGTATAAGTAGTATTTTTCTGGTTCATTTGAAAACGTTACTGTTCCGCTTGAATTGAAATACGTAATAATATCATCAATGTCATAATCTCCAAACAGACCGATTTTCATTTTTTTGTCATAGGCTGAATATCCAAGCCTTGTGATAACATCACCGTCACGACCGTCTATCTGCTCAATACTCGTGCGCATCAAAGGCTTTGTAATCGGTGGCAATTCCTGTATCAGCAATCCTTTTAAATATCGGCTGTCTTTTCCATTTTGAATAACGTAATTTCTCATATTTCCACCGCCTTAAGTATAAATCAGTTTTGTCACCGTTTTATCAACGAAATGGCCCATTTCTTCATCGTCCATTTCAATTTTGACCTGTGACAAAGCATCCTTGAATGCTTCAACCATAGAATCGTAGCTTCTTCCACCACTTGCTGAAACACTGCCATTCACATTGAATGCGTCAGACATTCCACTCGCCAATGCTTCTGTCTGGCTGATTAGCTCAGGGCTTGCTTTTCTTAATGAATCGCTCAATCCATCGACCATGTCAGGCATCCAGCTTTCATACTCAGCCAATGGGCCTTCATCAGGTCTTGAGAAATGAAGGAAAGACTTGATTTTGTTTGCAAGATCGCTGACTGCACTTGTGACTTTATGGATCGCACTCCTGATACCGTTTGCGATACCCTGAACCATATCAACACCCCAGTTATACAACTGACCAGGAAGACTTCTGATTTTCCCGATGATGTTATTTACAAGCCCAGATGCGGCATTTGCACCCGCTTGTGCCAACTGTCTCGCAAAGTTCCATGCGTTATTCAATGTACTTGACAGCCAATTCCATACAGCAGATGGAAGACCACGGATGAATGATACAACCCTGCTAACAAAATTAGAACCTGCTTCAGAAGCCCTAGAAACCATGTTAGAAGCCCAATTCTGTACGTTACTTATAACTCCACCAAGGAATGCTCCAATACGTCCAGGAAGAGCCTGAAACCACGATATGAGGTTGCCTATGAATCCACCTACCGATTTAATTGCATTTCCGACCGTGTCCTTGAATGCATTCCACACGTTTATAACAGCATTTCGGAATCCCTCGTTTGTATTCCATAATGTGATGATTGTTGCTATTAGTCCTGCAAGCAACGATACAACAAGCATAATCGGATTTCCGTTCATTACACCATTAAGCAATGCCTGTGCAACAGTTGCACCTTCATTTGCCTCCTGATATCTCTTAACCGCTGTAACAACGCCATTAATCATTGACGCAACATTCCATGTCACCATTGCCGTTCCGATTCCTGCAACAAGTGAAATAATCATACTGCCATTGTCCATGATGAATCCGAATAAATCACCAACACAGGAAATAATATCATCAATGACAGAAACGACAGAATCCATATCCATGTTGTCTATTGCATTTGTTATGTTTGGTATCCACTCGTCAGCGGCCTTTTGAAGAATCGGCTGTAATGCTTCACCAAGCTTTGAATTAATCGTATCACTCAATGTCGAAAGTCTGCCATCCAAATTCTGAGACTGTGCATCCATTGACTTGAAGTATTTGCCACCTTCAGATGTTGAGCGCTTCATAGACTCCGTGATCTCGTCAACTGACATTTTGCCTTTTGATATTCTGTCATACAAGCTTTGCATACTTTCTCCTGTATGTTCAGATATTTCCTGTAACGGGTTGAATCCTGCATCAATCATCATGTTTATGTCTTCAAGCGATACTTTCTGCGCTGAACTCATTTTCCCATAGGCTCTCGAAATGCTGTCCAGCTTGTCCGCATTTCCCTGTGAGATATCGCCAAGCATCATCATACTATCGACAGCATCATCAGCACTAAAACCATAGTTCATCAGCAAAGATGTTGCATCTGCCAACTGTGGCATATCAAATGGAGTTTTTGCTCCAATATCAGCAAGCTTTTTGACTGTCTCGCTCGCCTTGTCTGCTGAACCTGTCATGACCGTAAACGATGTCATGTAATACTCCATTGACTTCTGATAGTCAACTGCACCACCTACAAGCGACTTGAATCCATCCACAACCTTGCTGATAGCCTGTGATGCAAGATTAGCCATCGTACCTTTTAATACTGTAAAACCATCATTAAGGTTTTTCGATGCACCATCAGCATCACCCATCTTTTTCGACAGATCATCAACCTGTTTTGCACTTCCATCAGATTCTTTGCCGAGATTGTCAATCTCTTTTGTTGTCTTGATAACGTCAGCTTTGGTATTATTCATCTGCACTGCAAGCTGTGATAGTGATTTCTTGTTATTGTCCTGCGCCGTTGTACTTTCATCATACTGTTTTTGAAGATCATCAACAGCCTTTTTCTGTTCTTCGTACTCTTTGCTGTTTTTGCCACACTGGGCTTCGATGCTTGCAAGTTTTCCTTTTGCATCTTCAAGTTTTTCACCGAGTTGAATATGCTCATTTGCTGACTCCTTAACAGCTTCATAATACTGCTTGTACTGGTCAGAAACTAACTTCAGCTTTGATTTCTGCTCTTCAAGTCGCTTGTTCAGCACGTCACTCTTAGCTGTCAATGCATCTGTGCTTGTATCATTTTTGTCGTATGTACTTGTGACAATCTTCATTTCGGAAGATACTTCACGCAAGTTCTGTGTGATCTGTCTCAATGCACGCCTGTATTCACTCTCGCCCTGAAGTTTAATTGTTCCACCTAATGCCATGCACTCACCTCCTTAAAACCAATCATCTTCATGTTGTGATTTTTCATATGCCTTCGCATAGGTTGTTCCTGTCTTTTCAAGCATCAGCTCAAAGTCAAAATCGTTCTTGTAATGTTTGTATAACAGGTTGAAAGTTGTCAGTGTCAATCTTCCAACTTCATGAAATGTAAAACCGAGTTTGTTACGCCCGATAAAGTAGAACCATGTAAAGTCTATCGGCTCTGGTTCATCTTCATCGGGTATTATGCGTTTTTTTCGGCACTCTTAGTGCTGTCAACGACAACACCATTCATTAACTGTGCAGATGATTTCAAGCCAATTTCTGTGATCATTCTGCCGACCTGCTTTTTAGTAAGCATCTTTTCTTCTGTACCATTTTCTTCGTTATCTATGTCAATTCCTTCATTCAGCATTGCCGTGATTCCAAAGATAACAGCCTTTGCGTTTGGCTCACCATTGTTTTTTGCACCATCTGTGAGTTTGCCCCAGTATTCAAGTGTTCTGTACTTATCTTGAATAACTTGCATCACGTTCAGATTAAAAACTAGCTTGTATTTCTTCCCTTTGTATTCAAGTGTCTTTGAGATTTCCTTCATGTTTTATCCTCCAAATAAAATAAGACAGGGACTAACCCTGTCTTGAATATTCTTTTAGGCTGTCTTTGCCATAAGTCCTTCAAGATATGTGACAGCTTCAGTCTTTGTATCAAACGTTTTAGATTTCGACCATGTTCCATCTGCCAATGTCGCCACCGTTCCTGCAAGTTCAGATGTGCTGAATGATACGCTTTCACCTTTTGTAGAATCATCCTGTGACGGTTCTGAAAATTTAACCTTGCATAGGAATTCTACTGTGTACTTGTAAGCACCATTCACCATTTTTGTGACGATTCTTCCGAAACCAACATATGGTGCAACATCGTTTGCATTTCTGACAAGCTCTGAGCCTTCTTCTGAAACCGTATGTCCTAGAAGATCTGCCATAGTTTGCACATCTTCATTGTCGATTCCTACTGTAACAGAGCCCTTTTGGAAAGATGTATCGCTCTCAGCCAATACATCATCTGCATACAAAGATGCATCATTATTACTGATATCCACCTTACAGGAAATAGCCTTGGCTGGCTTTTTCGCGCCATCATAACTTGCTTTACCTGCTTCCGATTCTGTAAGTTTTGAATATCGAAAGTTGTTTAAACCTATTTTAGCCATTTATTCGCTCCTTTCAATTGAGAAACATAATGTCTTGTGGTAATACTTCGTATCATCCTCATACATATCTTCGGATGAACGGTCAGGTTCCCACATAAACCCGACAGCTTTAAGCAATACTTTTAACGCCTTGATAATCGGCTTGTAATTGCCCTTTGAGTAAATATCAAAATCATAATATTCAACGTAGTTCAGCAGTTCATCATCACCATGCAACGTGCTGTCCGCATCTGTCATTGTGTAAGTGATGTATGTTTCCGAACTTCCATTATATCGTAAGAACTTTACTGGAATTTTTTTGCCGTTGACCGTAAAATCACTCAATGTTTTTTCAATGAGATTATTCATCTAACAGTCCCCCGCTCAACTTCTTCTGCGCTTCTTCCATTGCTTTCATGATTTGTGACTTTTTGAAAGACTTTCGGAAAAAAGGATGCTTTGGATATTTCCTTTTGTCACTGCCATACTCGAACATATTAGCAACAAGTGGTGCAGGAGTCTTCTTGCCTTTCTTGTTTTTAAAATATCCAGTGATCATGACTTTCGTGTTGATACCATCATCTGACGGTGTTTTATACACTCGTGACAGCTTCACGTTTTTTGTGAAGCCTGAACTTTTCAGCGCTTCTGGAAGTGCCGAAATAGCATTCTTATAAACAACCTCTGCACCTGCTTGTGTCATACCACCAAAGATGTGATCAAACTGCTTGTCGATGTAAGATATATCCTTCAGCACGCTATCATCAATATCAACCGTGAATTTTGCCATCAGTGAGTCACTTCCTTTGCCTGAATTTCTAATTCTACGCTGTTTTCATCAACGTTGTTGAGATATTCAATGGAATAAGTTTTTTCGTGAAAATCAATCAGCATATCTCTTGTGATTTTTGTTTTCGGATAACGAATCGTGAAGTTGGTGTATGCTTTTTCAAAATCAGAATTGTTTGCAATCAGCGTAAATCCTTTTGTTGTTCTCACATATGCATATGGTGTAAGAATCACCTTCTTCTGTTCTGTCTGAAAGCCATCATCATCAGTAACAATGACGGTCTTATATATCGTGATACGCTTTGAATACTTCCCTGCATTTAACATGGTTCACACCTCACAAAAGATTGACACTGTGCATTGCGAGAATGCTCTGCACCGTGTTATTCAGGTCTTTACTATCAACATACATTGTTCGGTTATCCCACATGTCCTGACAAAGAATAAGCACCACGATCACAAATTCAGGATATTTGTCAACACTAGCATCGTCAAGCCCTGTATAGCTCTTTATGTATGAGGTTGCAATAGAAATAAGCGTGGTCAATGTATTTATTTCGCTGTCATTTACTTCATCCAGTCTCAAATAATCTGCGATGTTTTCTTCTGTAATATCACTAACCTTGCTTATCTCCATATCGCTCGCCCCTTTCTAATGATTTATTTGCTATTCATGACAAGTTTTGCAAGTTTCTGAGTATCTGCGACTTTTGCATCCCACTCAACGAAAGCTAGAATTCCAAGTAAATGTTCTTCTGCATATCTTTCCTGCAACACCTGCATGTTAGCATCTTCTGAAACCTTCACTGCAAGACCTGAGAAGTCACCATAATAAATGGTTGTTTTTCCTGCAAGAATCTTGTCCATCGCATCAGAGCAATAAACGTCTTTGCCTAGAAGTGTATATCCCCACTTTGCTGTAAAGTCACGATTCAATAAATAATCGCCGTCATTATCTTTTAACTTTCTGATTGCATTTCGTGTTTCACGGTTCATAATCCATACAGAATTACCCTGATAGTTGTCGATTACTTTGTCCTGCACATCCATTAGCTCGTCAGATGTAATCTTTGTGGCTGTGGCAGTTGTAACAGTCATATCTGCTGTAATTCCTTTTAAACCTTCAACCTTTCCTTCTGTGCCGAACAGAATTTCATGTTCGAAATAAAGTGCGATTGCCTGTGCCATTTTTGCTTCAACAAAGCCAACAATATCGAAGTTGGAATTGTTGATAAGACTCTTTGAAATTTTAGCAAGGCAACGTGCAAGGAATCCACCAAGAGTGATCTGGCTGATTACAACTTTACCAGACTCTGCTGTTGTTCCTTCATCTGCATACTGCATCACGATTGAACTGTTCTGTGCATCATACTTTGGTAATACTAGATTGCCAGTGATGTTATAGCGATCTGCCATAGAGAACACAGGTGAGATTTCAATTACTTGAGAAATGATTTCATTCCAGACTGTTGTTGGAATAAGTGTCTTTGCATCGGCAGGCATTGTTGGTGTGTCCGTATTCACAATGCCACGAATTGCATTTTCAAACATCTTGTGATCTTTTTCTGCATTTGTCATTTCAACAGGTGCGCTTGGCACCTTCTGCATACCAAGCCCAGCCATCTGGTCATACATGGCAACAGTTGCATCAATGTCCTTTACCTCTTTTTCAAGGTTTGCAAACTGTTTTTTTTCGTCTTCAGATGGCAATCTGTTTTCTGCCTTTGCAGTTGTTAGCAGATTTTCCATCTGAGCGACTTTTGAATTTCGATTTTCAATGAGTTCTTTTACGTTCATTTCTTCACCCCTCCGTCATTTTTTTAATGAACTAATAATATTTTCGTATGCCGAATAATCAAGCACACGATCCTCGACAGGCTTTTTAACCTGTTTTGGTTTTCTCAATGCATCTGGAACATGCTTATAATTTTTAAACAAGTCCGTTGCACATGCCTGTACATCCTTCACACTGTCCAATGCGTTCACATTGAAATAATTTCCGATGTACATATCATCATCTGCATTGCCACTGAACCACGTTTCGTTGTCCACCAGCTCTGCAATCTTTTCTGCTGTGATTCCTTCTTTTGCCTTTGCTTCATACATTGGCAACATCATTCCGCTTTCAATCAGATTTAATGTATCAATGTCATGTTGTAACTCGTTAGCATTTCCGTACGAACACGTCATTGGCTTATGAATCATCATTACCGAATTTTTGTAAATGTTGATATCATCTGCGACCATAGCAAGATATGTAGCGGAACTTGCACACATTCCATCAATATATGCATGAATCTTCGCTCCTGTGTTCTGTCTGAATCTCTTCAGCATGCTGACCATTGTCGAGCTTGCAAACACTGAGCCACCGCCACTATTGATGTAAATATTAAAATCTGTCACTCCTGTCAGACTGTCAAGCTCTGCCTTGAATGTGTTTGTGTCAATTGCTGTTTCTGATTTATCACCAAACCAGTCAGGCACGTTTTCATCAACTATATCGCCATAAATATAAAAATCAGCGCTTGTTTTTGCCAGATTCTTCAAGTACTTGTAATTCATCATCTGCCCCCTTTTCAGTTTCTTCAACTTTCTCAGCCGTTTCTTCTTCATTTCCACCTGTCACTTGTCCAGTGTTTGGCGTGTAATAAATTCCTGTGTTGGTGTCATACAATACTGCGCCAAGTCCAACATTGATCACGTCCATGCCCTCAATGTAATTGAGATTTTCCATTCGGCGCAACTCATTGATAGTCATAAGTCCTGTTTCTTTTGCAACCTTGTAAGCGTCGAATCTTTCCTTGATGCTTGCTTTCACAATTTCTTTCGTATCAAATTCAAAGAAGAAGTTTCGTTTTTCTTTTTCTAACAGCAGTGTGCTGTTTATAGCTGTCTCAAATGCTTTAATAATCGGATATATCGCTTCCTTGAATGTCAGGTTGAAGTCACTGTGAATATGGAATACTCCATTTATTTCATCCTGTAAAGTCTTCTTGCTCTCATTCAACTGCATTTCAACTGAACTATTTGACGACTCCTGAAACTTGATGCCGTTGTTTAGAACCATGACGGATTCGGTGTTGTTGGCGTATAACCTCTTCCATGCTTCTTTGAGCTTGTCCACTTCTTCTTGTCCAAGCCTACGCTCTGCCTGTAAGAATCCTTTTTTATTACCACCTGTCAGAACCAGTCCAAGCTGATATTTCAACGTACTGTATGCCGTTTCAAGGGCCTTTGAGATTTCTTCAGTCAATCCCTTTCCGCTTGCTCCATCTTTGGTGTTCCTCAACAACTTGACCATGTTCCATGGATATATTTTATTTGTCCCAACATAGAACTGTACGAAACGGTTCATTGGGTCGGAATTTGACCACACAGTGACGTTCATATCTGGAATATATTTCAGCGCCGTTACGTTGTTCTGTCTGTCTCTTTGGATAAAACAATATCCACCCTTGCCAAGTAAGTAATCCTCGACCATGGCTTTTTTTGTCTGAAACCCGTCAAGCGTGTTTCCAGTGTCGCCATTAAGCATTCGTACACGGCTGTCTCTCTGCACTTCTTCAACTTTGCCGTTCTTGTACTTGTAAAGCTTCACAGGCATGGATGCAATCGAACCGCTGATAAAGTCAACGGCACCTGATACGGCAGGAAGTGTCAGAGCCTTATCTCTTGTGATGGTCTCATTATTAAGCAATGCCGACAACAGCGCATCGTCAAGCTGAACACTTTGATCGTTAAGATTTATTTTGTTCTTGATTCTTTTCTTAAATAGTGCCACTCTCGTTACCGCCCCTCGTTAGTATTTTCTATTTGAAACATTTTTACACACACATATTAGCATAAATGCACGTTTTTAGCAATTAAATCATCTGGAATGTGAAGTCACCTTCATTCAAGAAATAATCCTGTTCTAGAAGGTAAATCGCATTGATAAGTGATACAACCATATCAACCTTGCCGTTGCTCTTTTTCTTGCTGACATACATATTTTTGTTTGTGTCATATGCACATTTAGCATTCTGAAAGTTAATCTCTAGCAATTTATTTTCTGTATACTTGAATTTCTGTTTAAGTATTGCTTCTTTCATCCTCTTTGTCGGAGAATGCAAGACACTTGAATACTGTTTTATCTGAACCGTGTTATAGCCTTCATTAGCCAATTTCTGTGCAGTTGATAATGCATTCCATCTATCATATCCAATCGCCTGAATTTGCACGTTATAACGGCTCTCAATACTCAATATGAACTGCTCGACAAACGCATATGAGATAACTCTGTCACCACATGCAAACACCTTATCACTCTTCAATAGTTCTTGATAGTTCACACGCTCTGAGATTGTTTTCTCTGTGATCCTGTCTGCTGGAATGAACGCAAAACTTTCTGCAAGAATGTTATCATCATCATCTACAGAAACCATGGCAACAGATGTATTATCATTCGATTCTGAAAGGTCAACGCCTAAATATACAACCCTTCCGTTCCAATCAATATCTGCAACCTTGCACGCCTGAACATCCTTAACATCAATGAACGTTTCAGTTCCTTGCCCTTGATAGATAATATTGCAATGCTTTGTTACAAAGTTCTCTCGCTCGTTCTCAATGGCAATGGCTCTCGCACGTTTCTTGATAAGATCATCCCAAATTTCAGGGATTTCCAATGATGCAGGATTCGCCTGCTTCAAAACAAGATCGTCTGTTTCCCAGTCTGATGTTTTGTCAGGTTCATATAAAAGTGCAAAAACAGTATCGTCTTTCTCGATACCGTCCAGAACCTTCTTGGCATACGCAACTTCATCTTCAAACGGATTGTCGATTGTCGGGTATTTTGTACTGATAACGAACCCTAGTTTGTTGACAACGTTTAGCTGTCCTGATCTCATGGCTTCGACAGGATAACCGTTCGGCAATGCTCCAACTTCATCTGCAATAAATGCGTTCGGCATACGTCCATCCATACGGTTGTTACTGTATGCTAACGGGATCAACGTGTTTTCATTCGGTTTGAATTTGATGTAGTCTCTTAACAACTTAAAACGCTTCGTTCCTTTATATTCATAAATAAGTGGACTGCTTTTGATTGTATCTGAGATTGCTTCTTTGATTTCTCTTGATAACGCACCATCTGGCGCAACTGAAAAGAACTTTGAGAACTTTGGCTCTGTCAAAAACAAGATAATAAAGATTGTTCCGATTGTATATGTCTTGAAATTCTTTCTGCAAATTTCCAAAAGCCCTGTCTCATATCTGCGCTTTTTCGGCTTGTCACGATATACCGTGCATAGCATGGCTGTATAAATTAGCCATTGATACCCCGTGGCGCACTTATACATTGACTGTCCTGCTTTCAATCCCTTCGGCATGATAAGCAGTTTCAGAATATTTTCAATCTGCTGTACTTTCTTTTCTGATACGAAATACTTTCTGTCTTTTCCTTCTGCAATCTTCATCCAGTCTCGCATCTGTTTTTTGACGTATCTCGGTGTGGTTTTCTTTCTGACAGAGTTTTTGCAATATTCATAAGCCTTACTGCTCGTCACTGCCATCATCGTCACCGCCATTTATAAGCTGAAGCAACGGGTCAGTGTCACCCTCGGAATTATCATCACTGGAAAATCTCGAAATGATCTTCATTAACGTGCTGACTGTCTTATTTGCACTGTCAGTTGTTCGGTTATAATCCTGAATGGCTGGATGTGAATATACGTTTTTTCTTCCTTTTACATATTCTTTTGTAACCAACACGCCGTCATTTTTGATTGACGATTCAAGCTCGTTTAATATTTTCAACTGTACCATGTATCGCCTGAATGTCGTAATGAAGAAGAAGTTTTTATCAACCCCAAACGCTTCTGCTTTCTGTAATATTTCTTCAGCCTGTTCATTTACTGTTTTTCGCATAATTCTCTCACCGCCTTTAATGCACTTTTGATTGTATCTTCCATATCGTAATATTTATACTCTGCAAGCCTTCCAACTGTGATCAATCCGTCACGGTCTGCAAGCTCTTTGTACTTCTGATACAGTGCTTTGTTCTTTTCATCCTCAATCGGATAGTATCGCTCTTTCCCGATATCCCATTTCTGCGGATATTCCTTCGTGATAATGGTTGTCGGTGTCTTAACTCCTGTGAAATGCTTGTGTTCAATAACTCTGGTATACGGCACTCTAGCATCGGTATAATTCACGACAGCATTGCCTTGATGATTTTCTTCCTTCAATTCCTCAGTTTCAAATTTCAGACTACGATATTCCAATGTTCCAAAGCAATAACCGTACCATTCATCAATAGCACCTGTCAGAACCACGTTTTTTGCCCTTTTTAGCCACTTTGTGCTTGAGCATGAACATTTATACCCTGTTACCACTTCAACGCCTTCTAGGAGTCTTTCTACGGTCTTAGAATAACCATCTACTGGAATGCCTTGGTACTTTGCATTGAAATAATTATTGTTGTATGTGAATCGCAACGGAATACGCCTGATAATACTTTTGTCAAGTTCCTTGCATGGCTTGCCCCACTGCTTTTCTGTATATCCTTTTATCAACTTATCATAAATATCCATGCCTACAAGATTTAGAACATATTCTTCAAGATTCTTCGGATTTTTACACGGTATCCGTTGTTCTTCAATCTTCTTTTTAGCTTCTTCAGGTGTTACAACGCCCCACAATTTAGAAAATGTGTTCATGTTGAACGGAAGGTTATATATTTCGCCTTTGTAATTTGCAATAGGTTCATTGATGAAATTGTTAAAACTAGCGAAACGGTTAACATAATCCCATATATCAATATCATTAGTTCTAAATATATGAGGGCCGTATAGATGCACATTTATTCCGCTGATTTCTCTGTCTCTAATATTTCCACCTACAGCATCACGTTTTTCAAGAATAACGCATTTATAACCCTTGTCCGTCAATTCTCTGGCAATCACTGAACCACTCAGCCCCGCACCTACAATCAGATAGTCAATGTCTTTCATTCTTACACCACCTTTCAGACAGAAGTTTCGGCACGGCATTATTCCAACTAATTTCGTGATGAATCCTGAAGTCCGTAATTCCCATTGCCGAAACTTTTACAAATGAAGGGCAACACATGACACTGTAGAACGATTTTCTATATGTACCATTCTTTTTATAGATATCAGTCATTCCACCAGCATCACGCTGAGTCGCAGGAGTAATCACCTGCAAGCTCGAAATGCTATAGAACAGCTTTCCTCGTGATCCATACAAAACGCATGATGTTATATCATCATTCATACGCATGACAAATTTCACTTTGTCTTTTGCTTTTAAGAAAAACGATCCCATTGTTTTCCTGAACATTCCTTTTTGGAACCTGTCACTAGCAACTCCGCCAATGTAATCACTTGATAATGCGAATGATAAAGCAGTCAACGGCGTTGATAAAAATAAATCAAGGCACGCATCGAATATAGCATCAAGGTCAGTGACCATCATGCTTTGTAATTTTTCATCATCTGCATATCTGATTGAGATTTCAGAAAAATCATCATCAAGCTGTAGGTGACATTCATAGCCAAGACGTTCTGCTTCATCTTGAATAAAGTTTCTCGCAAACACGCCAACCCTTCTATCTGTGTCCATATCGCCAAGGTCGATTTTGCTTACATAGTCTCGCTTATCAAATTGAATGATGTGATTTCCAAACTCATTTCTGTACAGTTCTTCTTGATCATCCTCATTGTCTATAACAACATACCAATCGCCTGTATAATGGAAACGTTTCAACATATTAACTGTCTTGATGTTGTTCGCTCTGCCATGCGAAAGAATAAATACAGCAAAGTTTTTATTCTGCATCATCTTCACCGCCCCCACCTTCAGCGATTAAGTCCTGTACTACCTTTGTAAGCTTCACATATCCATTTGCAATTGCATCATCAATGTCAATAATGACAAGTGCTGATTTCTCCATAAGAATCTGCATTTCTTCAGAAGCATTGGAATAATAGTCAGCAATCTTTGAATAATTGAATTTAAGATGTCTGTAAGCCCCCTTGATAAGAAAATTCTTCTGATCTTCAGAAACATTAGATGCCTTGATTTCCTTGATTAACTCGTTTGTTTTCTCATCGTCAATCAAATCCATAATATCGACAAAATCGCCTGTCGGTTCGTACTGTGGAATGTGTTTCTTCTGGCTGTAAGGATTTTCTTCGTCTGGAAGCTCAACGTCCATAGTATCATCATCCTTGAAAAGATCATCACCGAACTGAGTCATATCCATCATGATGTCGCTCAGTTCTTCAGCAAGTTTAGTGTTATCCCATGTACTATACTCAGACACCTTATTATCTGCAATCCTGAATGCCTTTATCTGGTCTTCTGTAAGGTCGTCAGCCACAATACAAGGGACCTCGTCAATGCCTAGCTTCTTACATGCTTTAAGTCTTGTATGACCTGTGATCAATACGCCGTCACCACTCACAACGCACGGAACTTTGAAGCCGAACTCCTCAATGCTTTTTGCTACATAGTCAACAGCTTCATCATTGTTTCTCGGATTGTTCTCATACGGAATCAAGTCCTTAACTTTCTTGTAAACGATATTCATTTTTTTGCTTTCCATTTTTACGCCCTGCCTTTCTTATATTGCCCGCTTAATATTTTAGGATATGCGTTCTCAGATACTACAGTCCAGTCGTATCCATCTCCTGACTCTTTCAGCTTTATGCAATCAGGGTGGAACATAACGACGTAATACCTCAACCTGTAAGAGCCTATCTTGTCGTAGTCCTCAATACTACCGCCACTGCTTTTTGATTTTCGCTTTGGGATCCATACATCATATGTGCTCATAACAGGAATGAATTTGAATCCTGCATGACCTTTTTGTGCTTCATCGACAACCGTAATTATGTCGTCTGAAAATCTGCTTCGCCATTTGATTTTGTTTGACGTTCTGAGAAAAAAACTGTTCATTACAGCCCTGTTTGCTTTTCCACTTTCAAACGTTGGCACACCGCCGATATAATCAACGGCATTTCCGAATCCTAAACACTGCACAGGTGCTTCATCAAAGTATTGGCATATTCCATCAAACAGCCTGTCAAGTTCTCTAGCCTTGATTCCTCTTAAATGCCCATCATCATTATATCTGTACGAAAGATTTTCAAGATCATCGTCAAGCTCTAGGTAGTAAGTCAGCCTGTTTTTCTCTGCAACCTTCAAACATTGGTTGCGTGCAAACACTCCACATGCCTTACTGCCACCCAAGTCTCCAGTATCGAAGTCTTCTTCTTTGTGGAATACATAAACATCAGCCCCGTACCTTTCAAGATAATCTGGTAGCGTTTTGTCTTCATCATCAACAACGATATAGATTTTTCCTGTATATCCACACTCACGAAGCACCTTTACCGTACTGCACTCAGGTCTGCCATGTGAGATTACGATACACGCAAAGTCTTTTCGCATATGCTCTCTCCCTTCCTCAATGTTCCACGTGGAACATTTTTCGCTGTTTTTGTTTCTTTTTGAAACATAAAAACGGCCATATCCACATTATAGCGTGAAATTTGCCGTTTTTCCAAAAAACCATAAGATTTTTTAAATTTTGTGTTCATTCCTTTGGGCGTTTCATCTCACTGTCTCACCAGAAAATGCCCGTTACCATGGGGGGGATTATTTCAGCCTGTCTATCCTCTGCCTTGCTAACTTCTTTAAATACTTTTTGTCAATCATTCCTGCATCAGCTAACCTGTGACAGTCTTTGCATAAACAGATAAGGTTATCATCATCCAACCATAGGTCTGGATTGTCTTTCAGCTTCTCTATGTGATGTACCTCAACATTTCTGTAATTGTAGATACCTTTATCCTTACATACTTCACACAGATAGTTTGCATCTTCTCTAATCTGTTTGCTTTTATCTGTCCATGCGCTCTTGCTTCTCAGCCTTGACTCTTTGTAACTGTACTTGTAGTGCTTCTTTTCTACCTTGCACACATACCCTTTCGGATGTATCCTTCCACATCTGCTACAAGCATAATAGCCTTGCATCTTACTTCACTCTTATACGCTGTCCAACATGAATCTTGTTCGGATTAGCAATACCGTTGATCTGTGCTAAATGCTGATATGTTGTTCCGTATTTAGAAGCAATACCACTTAATGTATCGCCACGTTTAACAGTATAATATACTGCTTTACTTGCTTTATTAGCATTCATCAATTTACTAACAATTGCTTGTATTGCATTGTAGTTATATCCTGCACTTGTTAAACGCTGTTTGCGATCATTACCATTGCCCCACTTTCCAGCAATGACTTCCTGTGCAATCTCTTCATTAGATTTCTTTGTCAGCTTTGCATTCACTGCATTCTGAACAGCATTGTAATCATATCCTGCGTCGGTTAAGCGTTTATTTCTGTCAGCTCCATTGCCCCACTGACCCGCAATTACTTCATCAGCAATCTGATCAATTGGTTTTGGCTGAGGTTTAACTGGTGTTGTGTTACCTCTTGAATATCTTGAAAGGTCTGCATACATTACATTCTTGTCTAATGGCTTAGAAGTGTACTGTTGTAATGTGCCATTTTGTGAAGTGTTTGTGTGCTGTGTTCCGTCATTCTTGCCCCAATTAGCAACCCATTTATCAAATCTGTCATTTAAGCCTTTTACATAGTCAAGCCATGAGCTAGATGTGTAAATACCTGAATAATATCCTGCATCCTCAATGATCTTACAGAATTTATAGCAGATTGGTGCAATTGTTGAATTAGAGAACTTGAAACCGTGCTTTTTCTTATATCCGTCTGCGTCCTCCATATCAAACCAAACCCCAACTTTAATGTCATTCTTATATTTTGCAATTGCGTTAAGCACTCCTTTAGCCTCTGCTTCTGCCTCTGCTTCATTTAGTGCATATGAATAATGATAAACGCCAAATGGAATACCTAAACGTTTGCACTCGTTAACGTTTCTTTCAAATTTTTCGTCTAAATGGAAATGTCCATATCCAACTCTAATAATTACAAACTGTCCTTTATATGGCTCTAAATTAATATTGCCGTTGTGTTTTGAAATATCAATACCGTACATTTTTTATCCCTCCTTATTTGACCTTGTCTTCAAGTTCTTTGATTCTTGCTTCGTGATCATCTTTGTACTTAAACAACGTATTTACGCGTTCCTTAACAAGTACGATTTGCTCTGATACATTTTTCAACTGCTCAGCCTTTTCACTGTTCTCTGCCATCATCTTTTTTGTGGTGTCACAAAAATCGTCAAGTTTTAAGTTTATCTTTACAAAATTTTTTTCGATATCCATCTGCCTATTCTTTTCTCGCTCTGCCTGTTCTTCCTGACGTTTTTTGCCACCTGCAAAAGTGTTGATCAACGTACATGCAAGCGATGTCAAAGAAATAAGTAATGCGATGCTTACGCTTGTTTCAGGAGTCATTTATTCACCCCTTTTATAATTTGCTGAACTAATCTGTAAACATGCACCAATGCAAGTGCCAATTGCCGAAATAGTTCCTGCAATTGCTTCTGCATAACTCCATCCCCAGATTTTTCCGAGCGTGATAATTAACACCGAAAATGCGTTTGTTCCAACAAGTGCTACCCACTTTAAAATGTCATATGTTTTATTAGAAAATACCATTTTTTGCCCTCCTTTTCTAACATTTTTTTACCCTCTTTCACAAGAGTAATTATACCCTAATTATGCCAAAAAAAAAG